GGAACGAGTTATGAGGAGGTCAGCTTGGCAACGGTTGAAAAACATATAACAACATGAGGCATCCAGCATTAGGCATAGTAAAAGGAGTTTATTCCGCATTGAATGGGAACGTAACGCTTGGAGGCGAAACGATTCCAGTCTATTCAACCATGCCACAAGGTGTTGAGGGTTATTACATTTATATTAGTTCGCTACGAAATCAGGAGGACTACACGAAACAGAACTTCGGTGGCACGGTTCGCTTCGATGTGAAGGTAATCAGTCCAACGTTGGAGGATAGTGGCTCGAAGTTGGGAATGTACGACATCGCATCGCAAGTGATGGAGATACTTCGACCGACACGAGAAAACAATTTGGCATTAGCTGACGATTTGCAAAACAAACTATTCTATTTAGAGGACAGTCGCGAGTTGGAGGACGTAACGCCAACGGGCAAGAATTACCAGGTTGTTTTATCGATGATTTGCGAATACGAGCAGAACGGAATCGAATCACCTGGAGCATTTTCAAACGGATTTTCAGACGGATTTAATTAAGATATCATGGCAAATACACAGAGAAGTTTAGCGGACGTATTGGCGTTATTACCCGATAATTCAACGGGGCTTATCTCGCCACAAGACGTGCGCGATTCAGTCGTTTCAATCTTCGCAAATTATGGGACTATCGGAACAACTGGAGGCGTAACAACACAAACCACTAACGCAACACCCAACACATTCGACAAGGTGACCCTATTCCAATCGGACGGTATCGACAACGGATGCGTATCAGCTAACGCTGCACAGAATCAAATTGACGTCAGTGTTGATGGGGTTTATATTGTATTGTGGGACGTTTCATTCGAAGGCGATAGCAATACTATTTATTTAGGCGATATCGAGTTAAACGATGCCGTTGTTCAATTCGGAAAGTGGAAAGCTAAGGTAGGTTCAGGCGGCGATCCTGTTCACGCAGGATGTAGCGCATTGGTAAGTGCAGAGGCAGGTGATAGAATCAGCGCATCAATCGCTTGTGAAGCGGCAAGTGCTGACTTTACTCCAGACGAAATGACGTTAACCGTTATCAAAATCGGTTGATTTTCAGTAAAAGTAACAATACAAGCAGATTATCGAATTATTTTTAACCGAATAAAATTAAACACAAATGGCAACAATTAAAGGAGATTTAGTCCTTGTCGAAGCAGGAGGTAATACATACACCTTCCAAACCGATGCAAGTGCGGACCTATCCGCTGACATGATCGACAAGACGACAAAGGACAGTAACGCATACAAGGAGTTCACTCGTGGCGAACGTACTGGAACGCTAACCGTGAACGGACTGTACGACAACTCAACTGGGAACGGAACGACCGATTCAGCACTTCAAGACCTTATCGATGGTACTGAAATCGCTATCAAATGGGGTCAGTTCAGCCAAGTTGGTGAGCAGTATTTATCTTGCACGGCACTTATCAGTTCGGTGAACGTAACTGGACCGAAGAATGAGATGGCGAGTTACACACTCAACTTGCAGTTAACTGGTTCGTTTGACTTTGAAGTCGTAACATAATGAAGAAAATCCAAGCTAAAGTAAACGGTAAGGCGCAAGTGTTCCGTATGGACATGGCTGCGCTTCTTGAGTACGGTCAATTGATTGGGGTTGACGATGTGAATCAGATCCAAATCAAAATGAACTCGGTACTGCAAGGAATAAGCGGTGAGGGTGGAAAGGTTCTTATCAGTTCAGTTGAGGCGGTAAGCAAGTTGGCATTTGTGGCAGCGCGTACCGGAGCGATCTACAACGAGAAGGAACTGGACATCACAGAGCGCGATATGCTCAATGCGCTATTAAGCGATGAGGGAGGTGATCTTGTCATGGCGATAGTCGAGGCAATCAACCAACTGAACGGAGGCGGATTAGCAAAAAAAAAGAAGGCACAAGCGCAGAAGAAGTCATAACAATAGCCGACTTGTATGACTATTGTTGCGGACGAATAGGAATGGAGGAAAGTCGGTTTTGGCATTCCTCCTTTTTTTATGTAACTACCCGAATAAACGGATTCGAAAAGGAGAAGGAACGGGAGTGGTTGCATACGAGAGAAATAATCGCATCGGTTTACAACACGGTGGTTAAGGAGAAGAAGAAAGGGCGCGATTTGATTCCGCTTAGCTTCGATAAACCAACGGAGCGAATCGAGTTAAGCGATGAACAAAAACGAATTATTGCTAAAATAGCACGAGCAAATGGCGGACAAGGTAGGTAGCATATACGTTGATATTGGAGCGAACATAGCGGAGTTCAATCAAAAGCTAAAGTCCGCTACCATGAAGTTAGAATCGTTCGGTAAAAAAGCCGAACAGATGGGACGTGACATGACTTTGCGAGTGACAGCACCTATTGTCGGGATTGGAACGGCTGCGGTTTTGTCTTTTGGCCGATTGGAACGGCTTGGATTCGGTATGGAGGCAGTCATGGGGAGTGCAGAGGCCGCTCGAAAAGAAATGGAATTGCTTCGAGAGGTTGCAAAACTTCCAGGACTTGGCATTGAGGAAGCTATTCAAGGATCAGTTAACCTACAAGCGGCAGGATTTAGCGCAGAGTTGGCACGAGCGTCTTTAATGGGATTTGGTAACGCATTAGCAACGGTTGGTAAAGGGAAAGCCGATTTAGACGGTGTTATCTTAGCCCTAACTCAAATCGCTGCAAAAGGCAAGGTAATGGGTCAGGAGTTGCGACAACTTCAAGAGCGATTGCCACAGATACGCCAAATCATGCTTCAAGCGTTTGGAACAGATTCGGGAGAGGAAATTGAAAAAATGGGAATCAGCGCAACGGATTTTGTCGCTATGGTTGTCCAAGAGTTGCAAAAACTTCCTCCCGTTACTGGTGGTATTTTGAACGCTTTCGAAAACATGAGCGATAGTATCACCTTAGCATTAATGGATTTAGGTGATGTGATAAACGAAACGTTTCAACTCGAACAGGTTGCAGTTCAATTAGGTGAATTTCTTCAAGATTTAGTTTCTAAATTTAGACAACTTACTCCAGAAGGGCAAAAAATGGCAATAGCTATCGCAGCAATCGCAGCATCGATAGGACCCTTGCTTGTTGGAGTTGGAGCATTAAGCATTGCTCTAAGCGGATTAGGAACGGTTATAACTTTTTTAACTGGACCGATTGGAATCGCTATCGCAGCAGTTGGGGCTTTAGCTGCAGCGTTCATATACCTATACGATAATTGGGAGTTAATTAAGGAAAGGTTTCAAGATAAATCGTGGTTAATCAATACGTTGATTGACATGGTTAAGTTTGCTATTAAATACAATCCATTTGGCATTTTAATAGAAGCGTATAACGCATTAGCAAGATTTTTAGGGGCACAAGAAATACCCGACGTTTTTGCAGGTATGATGGATGCTTTAGACTCCCTAAAAGTTGAAATGGATAAATCTCACCGACCGTTCGGATCGTTCGGTGATGCGATTAAAAACGGTTTGAAAAAGGGGCTTGAAGCGTTTGGATTAATCAATGACGAAATTGCGGAAATTGAGCAGAAAAAAATAAATATAGATGTTGATGTTAGCCCAAGTGGTTCTGGAGGTGTTGAACAACAAGTTGAAAATATGCTCGGAAACCGTTCGCTTGGTGTCGATTTTATTGGATTTGAGCGAAGCAGTTCAACTATGTTGGATTTACTCAATCCAATAAACCAACAAATGGTTGCGCTCGGTGAACAGTTCGATATCTTATCGCAAAAAGCGCAAGTATTCGGAATGACATCGGAAGAACTCGCAGCGAATCAACTTAATTTGGTCACGACTGAATTGAATAATTTAATTGAATCGGGTCAGACGGGTGGCGAGTATTTTGATTTTTTGACTCAAAAAATGCAAGAGTTAAAAGACGAGGCGAATACAATGCCTACTGCATTTGAAAACGTAAAAAGTGTTTTTGAAGAAATGGAGGGGCAAATGGTCAATGGGTTCATGCGAATAGGAGATGCTTTCGGACAGTCCGCACAAGACGGAAGAAAAGCAACGATGCAGGTCATGAAACAACTATTGACACAAGCCATTGGACAATATGTGTTAAAAGCGTTGGCTGATCCTAAAATCCCGTTATTAGCTTCACTTGCATTAGCAGCAGGGGGAACGGCAGCGGTTAGCGCGATATTTAGCGGAATCCCAGCATTTGCCGAAGGGGGTGCGGTAACATCACCAACACTCGCAATGATTGGGGAGAAACCCGGTTCACGAGGCGAGGCGATTATTCCTTTTGAAAAGATTCCGAAGCTATTCGATAAGATGTCAGGCGGAGCGAATAAAATGATGGTCGAGGTGCGTGGCGTATTGGATGGGGACGTGATCAGATTGGTTCAAGATAGAGCAATTCAAGACAATAGCTTAGTAAGATAATGGCAGGAGTTCGGGCATATAGCGAGTTTAAGAGTTTACTCGGTCGCAATTGGAAGATTGAGATTTGGGACGAGGACTTCAGTGGCACGGCTACGACATTCGAAGTGCGTGGGGATGGCTATACACTAAACTATGAAAGCCCAAACGATGGGTATTTGGACATTATCAAAGGCAGTAAGGTATCATTTACCCCGATTATCGGACAGAACGATACGACCATGCAAACGCTTATCGAGGACATAGGCGGAGCGAATGACGGTCGGTTCTTTGTGCGAATCTACGAGGATTCAGATTTATATTGGTTCGGACAGATACAAACCAGTTTAATCCGAGAGCCCGACACATGGCCAAGTCAGGTCAAGATTACGGCGGTCGATGGATTGGCGTTACTTAAAGACATTCAATATCAACCGAGCGGAAACGTATCAGACGGGATTCCGATTAACAGAGGACGATTCACGGAGATAATCGCAGAATGTTTGAGCGAGATTGGGGCTTATAATACGTTTTTTAGCGGTTCAGATACTCCCGTAAAGTATGCAGTTGATTGGTACCATAGCGACATGGCATCGCTCAACAACTGCCCGATGTTCACGAGTGGGGTGAGGCGATTCCTATTCAAACAAGAGAACACGGAAGCGGATATAGGTTACGAGCCGATTAGTTGCTACGAGGTGCTTGAGATTATCTTGAAGGCATGGAATGCGCGTATCATATTGACCAATGGACAGTTTTTAGTCGAACAAAGCGCAAGTCACATCAACACACTTCGCAGAGAATGGGATTTGACGGTGGACGGAAGCACTTCGGGAACGGTTGCGAGTGAGAACAATACAAGAACAATCGACCAAACCAACGTGATTCGGTTGGCAGGTGGTTCAAGGTCGTGGCAAAAGGCACTTAAAAGCGTTACAAAAACGGGGGTGCATAACACCTATGATAACATTCTGCAACAACAGATAAATTACGAAACGTTAACGGACTTCAATCCAGAAAGTCTTCCGTTATCGATTGGATCAAATGATGCGAAAACGTTAAAGGTTCGCATTCCTATACAATTAACGATATTCAATCGAACTGGATCTCCATATAACTTGCAAGGTAATTATGTGGCACTTGCGATGACGATAAAACTGCAAGGTGCGACCGATACGATATATCTTCAAAAATCATTATTCGCGGACGTTAACACCGCGACATGGGATTCAAGTTCAGATTTTTGGTTCATATCGATGGAACTTACCGGACCAATAAGTGACGGCCAATTCGTGACGGTTGAGAAGATAGTCGAATTTGAAACGCCTGTATTTACGAACGATGATTATAACGTTCAAGAGATACGCATTCAATTCCCAGTTGCCTCACAACTTTATTCAAGTGCAAACACGAGCAGTGTTTATTCTGTTCCGGCATTAAATTTTATCAGCGTATCGGACAACCAATACGACCCGACTTATTCCGGTGACTTACTTATGTGGTACACGACTGGATTTAGCACAATTCAACTCAACGGTGGTTCAGAGCAGCCGAGCAACGAGATTGAATTTACCGTGTCCGATTCGACAAGTACTGCGATCGAAACATACGACTACGGAGATATTCGCATTGGAACAATTTATCGCAGTTCGGTTGAGTTAAGCGCGATCAACGTTTATGACGGTTCGGCTTGGACTATTCCTGGAGCAGGATGGGATCAAGGTGCGTTGTCAGGAACATACAAATTCAACGTATTGGGCAGTCGTGAATTATTGGATTTGCGTAGTGTTACCCGAAGCCGTCAGAACTTTACGATACAAGGCACGATAAACGCAAATAACTCCATCGCTTACAATTCGGATAAGTACGTATTCATGGGCGGTCAGTTCGTGGCGAATCTTGACCGTTGGAGTGGAGAATGGTTGGAAGTACCATCGACATCGAGTTTGACTGGGTTCACTTCGGTTGAGGACGTATTGGGTATTCCCGGAACGCTTAACGTGGGTAGCACCGTATCAAATGTAGACGAGTTGGCTGGTCAAGTGGCTGGGGTGCTTCAAAGCGGTTCAATTACGGGCGTATCGAGCGGAATTGCACAAGGCACGGTGATAACGGGAATTGACATCGAGGATTACGCACAGAGTGCAATCGTCAATAGCGGTGACGAGATAACGGTCATCAGTGCAAGTACGGGGCAGAGCCAATCGTTTACAGTCACTTCGGATGTGACAAGCGGTGACACAACGATAAGTGTTTCAAGTGCTACGACAGAGTTCGAGATTCAAGAGGGCGATTTTGTCGCAATCAACCAACTCGATTTAATTAAGAAGCTAACTGATGAGATTGGTGCGGTGGACTTTGAGAATTTGCCTGATGTTGGGGCGTTAGGGGTAAATAAATTTTTAAGGTGGACGGGGTCAGAAGTTGAAAGTCAATACCTATTTTATTACGCAGACACAGGATTTGCAATTTCTGAAGCTACTGGAACGGGAGAAACTAATACGGTTCAGTTTGTCGGAAACACTCCCGAAATAAGCACGAGCGCAAGTGGTTATGAATTAGATATCAACTTTAATTCCGTCAACAATGATGGATGGACTCCCATAGTAAATGTTGGGAGTGGGTCGGTTACGTTAGGAACCACAACAACTAAAGCGGTCAAAAATGGACAAATAGCAACTGTTTCCGCTCGAATACCAATCGCATCGGCATCAAGTCCATCCTCATCATTAAACGTATCTGGACTTCCATATTTTGCAGAGATTTCTTCGGGACATTACGTTGTTGTTATAAGTAATTCGGTAAGTGGACAAGATTTCTTTTATGGAAACTTAGAAAATGACGGGTTAGATACACTGTTAACAATTAGTGACGAGGCAAGTTCTACCGTAGCTAATGAATTGCAAACGGGTTCAATTATAGAGTTTGCAATAACTTATCAAACTACTGGATCAAACGATGATGAAAATTACGCGCAGTACAAATATCGAGTAGAAACTGATGGTGGCACATTATATTCTTCGCAATCATGCACAGAAGCCGAAATAAATAACTTAAAATCGTTATGAAAATAGCAATAGGATTAGGAATTGGATCTTCTTCGAACACATACAGTAAAACATATCCTTTCGGGGAGTATCAATATAGAGTAGAACAAGACGGTGGAACGTTATATTCAACAACGAGTTGCACAGATACGGCCATCAATAATTTGAGAAAGCTATGAGTTTATTCGATGAAGCAAGTTTGGTTTTGATTCCAGACGGAGCAAAGGCAAGTAAGTTATATTCCGTAAAGCCGACCGACGGTAGTGGAGATTTTACCTTTTCACGTAGCACAACCGCTACGAGGGTAAATGATAGCGGTCTGATTGAATCGGTCGCTACGAACGTTCCCCGAATCGACTATTCCGAAGGGGGTTGTCCGAGTTTGTTGCTCGAACCGCAACGGACTAATTTGCTGACTTATAGTGAAAGTATTGACGATTGGTTTAACTTTGTGCCTTCGGGGTCAAATTTAACTATTACGCCAAATGATGTCAACTCAATAATAGAAGGGGAATTGGCAGAAAGGTTGGTTATTGATACATCTGGAGGCGATATCGCTTTACGAAGTCAAACTTTTTCAGCAACTTCGGGTGTTGATTATTCAGTATCATTTTGGGCAAAATCAAATTCTACAAATTACACAATTGATCTTTTTAGACTTAGCGCATTAAACAGTTCATCTGCCGATGTTTTTGCAAATAATGTTGTTCTAACTAATGAATGGCAAAAATTTGAATATACTGTTAACCGTTCGTTTAGCGTAGCTACAAGTTTAGGGATTATCCTTGATAGTGATGGGGATATCTCAATCACTGCAATTCAAGTCGAAGCAGGTTCATACCCGACATCCTACATCCCAACCAATTCCGCAGCAGTTACACGCAATGCGGATTCGTGCGTATTGACGGGGGTGGCAGACTTGTTGGGAGATAGTGAGGGAACTTTGTATTTTGAGGGCGATTTCAAACCAGAATCATCAAACCCACGAATTGCAATAAGTGATAACACTTTGAATAATCGTGTAGAATTTGGGTTAAATAACAATGGCAATACACAAGCGGTAGTCATTGTAGGGGGTGTTGTTCAATTTAACGAATTTGATGTTGGAATACTTGAAAGCGGTCAAAACGCTAAATTAGCTTTTGCATACGAATCAAATAGATTTAAAGTGTATGTTAATGGGACGGAAGTTTTTTCTGATTTAAGTGGGACTACATTTTCAGCAGATACTTTGACGCATTTGTATTTTGCGAGAGGAGATGGTGCTACACCATTCTACGGCGACGTAAAACAACTAACCGTATTCCCAACCGCACTAACCGATACTCAATTAGAAAACTTAACGTCATGAGAATCTTCAGAAAATACAGTTTTGGAAGCAAAGGAGCAGCCACGACAAAACTAAACGCTTTGCCACACGATGAGGAAGGCAATCCTATTCACGGACACGCCATAGTCCATCTCGGACACTTGGTAGAGCAAAAGGGAACGTATGACGAGGAAGGAAACGAAATTACCCCTCCCGTTATGAGTTCAACCTACCACATTGACGTGCTTTGGGATGGTCAGCCCGATCCAAGTTGGGACAATCAAATGGTGTGGTGTAAGCCCGTAGGCGTTCACGTTTTCGGATCGAGTAGCGCAATTCAAGAATGGACGGAGAAGTGCAAGGAATTACATCCTGAATACTTCCCTGAACCAAGTGAGGAGATATGACCGTAACTCACCGAAAGAACCGACACTGGGCGACGTTGATTAGCAGAATCAATGTTCTCCGATTATTGTGGAGCAAATCGAAGCAGGACCAATACACCCTGACCTTTGACAAGTCGTGCCTATCCGCTTCGAAGAATGCATACAATAAGATTCTAGGCACGTCACAGTACCTAAACCCACGAAAACGGTCGCTTCGACTTGCGTGGAAACCTGACGGAAACGGGAATATTTCAATCGCAGAGATGCACGAGGTGGACTATAAGATTCAGTTTCGGGTGTTGGGTAGAGTTGTTCCGGGTAAGCCCATAACGGTCGATTTCAGAAAAGTTTACAAATTCGAGTGGAATACACCGTATTTTGGCGGTAACGAAACTCCGAACATGACGATTAAATACGAAGTTAAATGAGTTCAGAAACAATTATCACTATTATAGGCGGTGCAGCACTAACTGGATTTGTCGGGTATCTTTGGGACAAACAGAAAAAATCCGAATCAGACCGAAAAAAAACGCTTGAAGAATTGGTTAAGAATGTGAACGCGCTCGATCAACGAGTTGACAAGTGCGAATGGGAGATAACCAGTATCAAAGAAAACCAGCACCGTCACGATGTGACAACGGATAAGATATTCGGACTGCTCGGTGATATACAATCCACGCTCGGGGAGATTAAAGAGCGTTTGGCAAAGGTTGAGGCATGAACTTAAAAAGAATCATAGGCGGTGCAGCAGCAACGGGAGCAATCGTAGGCGGTTCGTTCCTTATCGGTGACACCTATTTCAATGATTCTGAGTTCGCATCACCTGACAACGCTCAATCATACCAATACTTTGACCCCACACTTCGCGCTAAATTAGACACGTTACGGCACGATTGGGGCGCACCGATACGAATTAATTCAGCCGTCCGAACACGGGCGCACAATAGACGAGTAGGAGGCGTGGACGGATCGAGCCATTCCGCACCGTGTTACTGCGCAGTGGATATCCACATAAGTTCGTCCGAGATGCGTTGGTTCGTGATAAACTGGGCAATAGAGCATAAAATAAACCGAATAGGAGTGGGTAAGACCTTTATCCATCTCGATTTGGACGATAGCAAACCAAACCAAGTTATATGGACGTACTAAAATTGATGCAAGACAACCCGATGCAACCAGGTGAATCCGTTATGGGTTACGCTCGCAGACTATCGAAGAAATACGGTTGTCACACGCAAAGTGTCCGCAAACAGTATTACAAGCTAAAGAAACGGAACGAACACCAAGCACTATACGCGCAGGCCGAATCAGTTGGATTCAATGCGGATGAGGTCGGCCACTACTGGTACAAATCTAAACACATATCAGCCCACGTTAAACCCGAAAAGGTCAGCTACGAGAATCTACGCGACGATTTGATTCGGGAGTTATCGGCTTATTCGCCAATATTTCCGAAAATAGAGCATCCCGTCAATACGGATCCGCACCTACTCGTAATTGATCCGGCTGATGTTCATATTGGGAAACTTGCCAACGAATTCGGAACGGGTGATAGATACAATTCGGACATTGCCATTAAAAGAGTGATTGAAGGCGTTTTGGGCGTACTTCGAAAAGCGAAAGGGTATGAGATTGACCAAATCTTATTCGTGGCAGGAAACGACATTATTCACACCGATAACACGAAGAGAACAACAACGAACGGAACGCCACAAGATACGGATGGGATGTGGTACGATAACTTCATGGACGCGAAAGACCTTTACATTCGAGTGATTGAACTTTTGCTTAATTACGCTCCGGTTCATTACTGTTTCAATCCGTCCAACCACGATTTTGTTCAAGGGCTGTTATTGTCCGATGTGATTTACACCTACTTCCGAAACCATCCGAATATGACCTTTGACGTGGATTTAAGGCATCGGAAATACTACACCTACGGGGTAAACTTAATCGGAACTACACACGGAGACGGAGCGAAACAATCCGACCTCCCACTACTCGCAGCGAACGAGAGCGAGGACTGGTCGAAGTGCAAACATCGCTACATTTACACGCACCACGTCCATCATAAGAATAGTAAAGATTATCCAGGAGTAACAGTCGAATCGTTAAGAAGCCCATCGGGTGCAGATTATTGGCATCACAAAGCTGGGTATCAACACGCACCGAAAGCGATTGAAGGTTTTCTGCACCATCCTGAATTTGGTCAGGTCGCTCGGTTTACGCATTTGTTTTAGCATTATTCTACAAGCCCCAAAAATGCTTTTCTCGTTCCTTTGATAACAGTATTGGCTTCATCGTTATCAATCTCCAACCGAAAGAACTCGGTGTGACTTCCTCTATTAAACGATATTCGAGCCGAATAGGTTGGTAACTTTTCCCATTCAGAGGCAAATTCTTTGAACTTACGCGCAAATTCCCATTTGTCCGCAATAAAATTGACAAGGTCTTGGTTTATCATAATTTTTCGTATATTTATTGCAAATATAAAAAATCATGCGGTATTTAATTATTCTACTCGGACTTTTTTCATGCACCCACATTGAACCAGTCGAACCAATCAAACCGAATTTAATCGAAACGAACGGAGAAATTCGGGAGGATGAGTTCGTATGGAAACCAAGACGATGCCCATCGAAAGAGTGGCACATGACGAGTTACTTCGAAGTAGCTGGTGCTGCGATCGGAACAAACGAGCCAACACAAGTTCGATTGTATTGCGATTCGGGCCACCTTCGAATGACTTGCGATTATCTTCAGATTAACACGAATGACACAATTTATATCGTGACGGATCGAAGCGGATTCTACAACATCGAAGCCGAAAACTTTGGAAGTGGGTTTATGTACTTCCAACTCGACACCATTAAGATATGGGGAATTGATTCGGTTCGGATTGAATCCGTATCTTTGCGACTATGATTCGACTTATCATCATATTTGCACTATTCTTGTGCAGTTGTTCAGCAGAATGGCACTTAACCCGTGCAATTTTGAAAGACCCGACAATTATTGAAACGGACACGATTCGAGACACCATAATCACACAAGGTCAGTCCGCATCCGATTCAGTTCGATTACCGAAGTTAAAGCCGTGCAGTCTGAACGTTACCATACCAGTCGATACAAATGGCGTTAGAGGGCAAATATACGTTCGAGGCGAATGGATTCGGTACGAAGTGGAATGTCCTGGAGACACCTTATATAGAACCGTGCCTGTTGAAAAGGTAGTGTACCGAACCAAAGGAGATTCGATTTGGGCGAATTTGGAGCGGATCATCTACGCATTGGCCGTATTGGTTGGCCTACTTCTACTCATGCGATACCTACCCGACCGAAAATAATTGTAAAAAATTTGTGTTGCTGTTTGCATATTTGCAAATAATGGTTATCTTTGCTTCCAGTTATTAACCAATTCAATAGTTATGAAAACACACTGGAAAAAATTACACAATCCGCATTATCTCGGTTCGCACGACCTACTCGATGGCGAAACGACTAATCCCACAATCAATGCGACAATAACCAAAGTCGTATCGGAAGAAGTGACCGGATCAGACGGGAAAAAAGAGGTCTGTTCCGTAGCTTACCTTAAAGGAAACAAACCGATGATACTCAACGTAACCAATTCAAAGGCAATCGAACGACTTTGTGGAAGTCCATTCATTGAGGATTGGACGGGTGTTGAAATCGGAATAACAGTAGAACAAGTCCGCGCGTTCGGACAAACAGTTGACGCGCTTCGCATCAAATCGCCTAAGAAAAAACCTGAACTAACGCCAAACACTTCGCAATGGGATAAAGCGGTCCAGTTCGTTCAAGGTGGGGGCAAAGTCGAATCAATTCAGAAAAAATACACCATTTCAAGTGCTAACCTAAAAACTTTGACAAATGTTTAAGATAAGAGCATCACAAGCTGGAAAGATAATGACCAATTCACGTAAGAAAGGAGAGTTGTCTAAAACAACACAGTCCTACCTTCAAGAATGGTTAAAGGAGTCCATCTACGGGCAACGTAAGGAAATCGAATCGAAATACCTTACGAAGGGAATCGAAGTCGAAGAAGATGCCATCGAATTGGCTGGGGATCATCTCGGTTGGTTTATGCCCGAAAAGAACGAGAAGAACTTCGAAGACGAGTATTTCACGGGAACGCCCGATGTGATTCTGGGCGATACGGTAATAGATATCAAATCCCCGTGGGACTGCTTCACCTTCCCTTTATTCGACACGGAGATACCCAATAAGGACTACTATTATCAACTCCAGGTTTATATGCACCTGACGGGTCTTAAAAAGGCGCAACTCGTTTACGTCCTTATGGACACGCCAACGGATCTGTATGGAGCGAATCAGGTCAGCTACGAGAACGTTGATGCCAAGTACCGAGTGAAAGTGTTTGACATTATTTATAACCAATACGACATCCAAGAATTACAGACCCGTGTCGAGGAATGTCGCAACTATCTAAATTCTTTATTATGAAAATCCAAGAAGTAAATATCAGTGCTGGGTTCAGCAATCGAATCCAAGCCCACACAGACGATTTGACTGCAATCATTTCGGGCGGAGAAGTTAAATTCACGTTAGAGGACATCGACATTCATCCGGAAGAAGTCGAGCAAGTCAAGAAGGTTATGGACTTAATCCATACCATCAACGGATTGATTAACGAACATAATAAATCACTTTAATATGAAAACAAGAGAAAGTATAATCAGACAAATAAATATGCACTTATCAACTCTTTCTTTTGAGGAAAAAGTTGAAGAAATAAACGCTATTCGAGAAGCAATCCACAATCAATCACCTTTCAAAAATGAACCAGTTGATTTTGTAAAGTGGGTTTTAAGCGATGACGTTGTAGCCAACGATTATAACCCGAACAAAGTTGCTCCTCCAGAAATGGAACTGTTGGAAGTGTCAATAATGAACGATGGATATACGCAGCCAATCGTTTCATGGTCGAATCCAGAAAAGGGCAAGACAGAGGTAATTGATGGGTTTCACCGTAATAGAGTAGGAAAAGAGTCTGTTGTTGTCCGTGATCGAGTAAAGGGTTATTTACCAGTTGTTGATATTAGAAAAGAACAGTCGGGTAAAAACGATCGTATAGCTTCGACTATTCGACACAATAGAGCGAGAGGAAAACATCAGGTTGATGCAATGAGCGAGATTGTAATTGAATTAAAAAACCGTAATTGGTCAAATAAGAGAATTTCAAAACAACTCGGTATGGATGAAGAAGAGGTGTTAAGACTTTGTCAAATATCAGGTTTGGAGCATTTGTTTTCAGACAAAGATTTTTCACGCGCTTGGGTTTCTGAAGATTCAAACGAAAAATATATTCCGGTTCACGACAAATTATTGCCTATTGAAATTGAGCAATATCGGGCTGGAAACACAAACGACCCAGACCGAATATTTCACACTTTTGACAAATGGGAATGCCATAAATGTGGGTTCTACGAAAGTAAACATCCAACATTAGACAACGATCAATGTAGAAAATCCTTTGTTGAAATAATAACTGATTCAAATCGTTTCAGAAATGCTTTGAACGGTGTTATTACTGAATGGAAATATTCATGCGAACACTACTTAACAAACAAATCAATGAACCGTATAGCTTGGCTCGGTCAAGCGGCAGTCTGCATTGATTCGGGCATACCTTCAAAATATTCTGGGGCTTGGTTTGAAATTCCAGAAGAAAAAAGGCAAATTGCAAACGAGATAGCTTTGGAATACCTTAATAAGTGGTTATTATTAAACAATAGGGAAGAAGTTGAAATGCACGAAGCATTAAACTCTGGTAAACAAATTGAACTTTATTAATTATGAGCAGAAAAGTAGAATTAGATGTTTCCGTATTAGAAGCGTCAAGACAAAGAATATCAAAGGCATTTGATGATTTTGAAAGGTTGTATATAAGTTTTTCGGGCGGAAAGGATTCGTCCGTAATGACGCACCTTGTTATGCAAGAGGCAAAAAAGCGAAACAGAAAAGTGGGTCTTTTAATTATTGACCTTGAAGCGCAATACCAATCTACAATATCGCATATTGAAGATATGATTGATCTATACAAAGATAATATCGATCTTCATTGGTTTTGTGGTGAGTTATTATTACGCAATGCAGTTTCAGACTTTGAACCAAAATGGGTGTGTTGGGATGAATCAAAAAAAGATTTATGGGTTCGCCCTAAACCAAAACTGGCATCCGATTTAACTCAATACGATTTTTACGTTCCTAAAATGGAGTTTGAAGAACTTATGGTTTTGTTTGGTGTATGGTATTCAAAAGGCAAAATGACTGGGGGATTTATTGGTATTAGGTCAGACGAAAGTTTACATAGATACCGTGCAATAACTTCTCAAAAAGACGGTTTAATGCACAAAGGATATAAATGGACAACCCGTGTTTCAAAAGGACTTTACAACGTTTATCCAATATATGATTGGAGAACAGAAGATATTTGGATATTTCATCTTAAAAACAAAGAACTCCCCTACAATAAGGTTTACGACATGATGACAAAAGCTGGAGTTAAATTTGGCGATCAACGATTGTGTCAACCTTATGGTGATGATCAAAAAAAAGGTCTTTGGTTGTATCATATTTTAGAACCGATGACTTGGTATAAACTACTCGCAAGAGTAAGCGGTGTAAATTCCGGTGCGTTATACATAAAAGAAAGAGGTAGTATAAATGGTAATAATAGCGTTGACAAACCCGATGGTCATACATGGCAAAGCTATACTAATTTCTTACTAAAGTCTTTGCCTAAAAAAACGCAACAAAACTATCGAGAACGTTTTGAGAAGTTTATTGCTGGTTGGATGCAAAGAGGTTACGATTCAATACCAGACGAAGCACCACACTCACTGGAAGTAAAGCAATGGGCCCCGTCTTGGAGACGAATGGCACGATGTATTTTGAGAAATGACTATTACTGCAAGGGGTTAGGCCAAACACAACCCAAATCAGAAGCATACGAAAAATACAAGTCGATAAAGAAAAAACGTAAACTTGAACAAGAAATAACTCAATCGCTATGACCCTACTCGAACAACTATTCAACGAACTTGAATCGGGGGCGGTGCGTATCGCTCCCGAAGTGAAAGCAAAGTATTTAATCCGAGAGCGAGAAATGATATGCGAGAATGATAAATTGGGTGAAGAAGGGGTTATTACACCGAGTGCTATTGTTAATTTAGTCGCACACGTATCCAATGTATCGGTTAGTGATATTCGTAGTGCAGACCGACACCGAACGCTTGTCGTATGCCGTCACATAGTTTGCTATTTCGCTCGAAGATATACCAACGCAAGTTTGCACGAAATTGGAGCGCACGTAAACCGTGACCATTCGACTGTAATTAAATCTGTAAAGGTTGTTGAGAACATGATTGAATATGGACTGGATTGGGAAAAGAATTTGATTAAGAAGATTGAAAATTATTTAAAAACCCCACATTAGAACGTTTGCCGTTGTCGCGGTAAGGGTAGGGCTATCCAGTCTCCAGGAGTAGATTAAGTCGGGTGGGGTGCGTGTAGAGGCGTTTCATAACCGTTATGGATAGCAAAGACAATGAACCGATCCGATTTTGGGTCGGTTTTTATATTTTAATAGGTATGCAAGTGGGCGTTTGTGACGTTTTGGACGTTTTCCCTATATACTCTTTATAGAGAATAGATTCTCAAAACTGTATAGGGGTACTATCGAGCCGATTTTAAACCGCCCAACCGCCCAAATTTAATTTATCTGTTTGATTTTTAGTCATTTAATTTGGACGAATTGTGGACAGATACATTTTTTTAAGTTTTTTGCTTTATTATTTAAATTATTTTATATCTTTGGGACTTGTAAGCCGTGACACGCTACAATATTGATCTGATCCCGTATTGATTTTGGCTTTGTCACGGCGCCAACTTCGATACGGGATTTTTAATTTTTATTGCATGACTGTAACCATTTTTAAAGAACTTTGGAAAACGGATGTTCCGTATCACATACCAATCGAAAAGGCGTTAGAGCGTATTCGAATCGGGAAAAGCAAAACCCGAATTGAAAAGATTCGTGGTGGAGACAAAAAGGAAAAGGAGAAATTGCCTTGTATAGTTTTTTCAGGGATGTTCCGAGTTCGAAATATAAAAGGGTTAATCGAGCATAGTGGATACATGGTTTTGGATTATGACGATGTAGATGATGTTAAGTCCTTGAAAGATGAATTAAAGCAAAATAAATACGTTTATTGCGTTTTCATATCTCCATCTGGAAACGGGATAAAGGCAGTTGTGAAAATTCCCCCGTGCGATGCCACAACACATTCAAAGTATCATAAAGCATTTCAAGAAGAATTTGAATCAAAATACTTCGATACAAGTGGAAGCGATGTTTCACGGGTTTGTTTCGAGTCTTACGATCCTGATATTTATGTAAACCATGATGTAGTTCAATACGAGCCAGTTTTAGAGGATAAAGGGTATAATACAACTGACCGAATTCCACTTGTTCCAGTAACTGATGAAGACATGATAATTGAAAGAATTATGTCGTGGAATTGGAATCGAAACTTTGTAGAAGGAGAACGCAATAACTACATTTTTGATTTAGCTGGTGCATTTTGTGAATATGGAGTGGATGAGATGTATGCGAAAGAGTTTATTTTGAACCATGTCGCAACCGATCCGGACTTTACCGAGCATGAGGTTAACATGACCGTTAAAAGTGCTTATAAACGAAGAAGTTTTGGAATCCGTTATTTTGAGGACAAGTCCAAAATAGACCGGATCAAAAAGGATTTGAAGTATCCCGAATCTGAAGTGATGAAAAAGCACAAGATCGACAAGGATACATACGATGCAATTAGTAAAGAAGATGAAGATGTTGAGTTTTGGGAATACGATGAGAAAGGCAAAATAAGTATTGACCCATATAAGTACAAGCTGTTTTTAGAGGTCAATGGATTCCGGAAATACTTCCCAAACGGAGTAACAAAACCGCAAATGGTTCGAGTGAATGAGAACAAGGTAAGCGATACGAGTCCGGATTTTTTAAAGGATTTTGTTTTGGGCTATCTATTGGACAACGATAAGATGGATGTGTGGAGGTATTGCTCCAAATACATGAACCTGTTTTCAGGCGATTTCCTGACAATTATCGAGACGATTGATCTTATGATGCTTCAAGACACAAAGGAGAAGTCGTTCATTGCATTTCGAAATGGGATAGTGGAAGTGACAAAGGATTCAGTAACCCTTCGAGATTATATCGATGTAGATGGGTTTATTTGGGAAAATCAAATTATTGATCGGGACTATGTGCCTGGATACGATGAGAACGAATACAAGCAGTTTATTTCGAATATTTCAAATAACGAACCATATCCAATGGAATGTGCAATCGGTTATCTTTTATCGGGTTACAAGAATAAGATGAACAACAAGGCGATAATTCTCAACGATGAGGTTATCTCGGAAAACCCTGAAGGAGGAACGGGGAAGGGATTGTTTATTCAAGGTATTCGGCAAATGAAAAAAACGGCAATACTGGATGGGAAGGCGTTTGATGACAAAAAGTCCTTCCCGTACCAGACCGTATCGCAAGACACTGCGGTTCTTGTATTTGATGACGTCAAGAAGAATTTTGACTTTGAGAGCAAGTTCAGTCTTGTTACAGAAGGATTGACTTTGGAGCGGAAGAATAAGGACGCTATAAAGTTGACGGTCGAGGAATCACCCAAATTAGTCATAAGCACGAACTATGCAATACGAGGTGAAGGGAATAGTCATGATCGGAGACGACATGAGTTGGAATTTGCCCAGTATTACAACGGCCAAAATACACCATACGATGAGTTTGGACGATTGATTTTTGACGAATGGAGTGAAAATGATTTCAATGCATTCGATAACTACATGATCGGATGTCTTCAGAAGTATTTGAATAACGGACTGGTTGACCAACAAGCGAACAATTTAAAGCTACGCAAATTCATTGCTGAAACGAGCATGGAGTTTTACGAGTGGGCATTTGATACGGACAATATCAACTTCAATATTGAATACGAAAAAGCGGAGTTGTTTGGACAATTCTGTATGGATTATCCGGATTTTAAAAACTACCTATCTCGCAAACGATTCAATTTGTGGATGAAGAAGTTTGCGAAGTTTCAAGGGTGGGAATACACAGATCGAAAGTCCGGAAACAATAAATACTTTACCCTAAGACACCCCGATAGCGATTATGAACCTGATAATACCCCTTTTTAAGATGAATTACAATTTCGAAATAGTTCGATGGGAACTAAAACAAAACGAACACGGTAAAAACGATCTTGTCATTAAGCAAGTGAAAGTTTTAGACCAAAACGGCAAATACGTAAAGTTTGCCAAGTTAAACCAAGCATTGTTAGATGCGATGATTAAAAAAGGAATAGTAACTATAAAATCAAACAAATGAGAGAATTAAGTTTATTTTTAACTGATGATCAAGGCGATCCAATTACGAAAATTTCAAGAACAATTGATGGGGTTATAATGGACATCAAGTTGATTCAAGAAGATGGCGTTTTCATTTTTGGATGTGACAATCACAACAAAGGAGAGGTAATTATTACAGAATCTTTAGACTTCGTATGTGATCTGCTTAAAAAAGGATTTTTTAACTCAAAAAGTGAGTTTTTTATTCACCGTTGGGATACTTTTGAAGATGCTTATAGCGAGGCATTAAGTTTAAAAGAAGAGAACGAACGTTGTTACAATGCAATTTAGAGACTACCAAACCAAAATAATACATACCGGAACGAAGCAAATCAACTCAAAAGGATGGTGCTACCTCGCGATGGAGGTGCGAACGGGCAAGACCCTGACCAGTCTCGGCATCGCTAATAATCTCGGCGGTCGGGTTGTGTTCGTAACGAAAAAGAAAGCCATTGGATCGGTCGAGAACGATGTAAAACTACTCGGTTCGGATATGATAGATGTTCAGGTGATTAACTACGAGAGCGTTCATAAGATAGACAGTCCAGAGACTGTCAATGTATGGATACTGGATGAGGCGCACGTTATGGGAGCATTCCCGAAGCCAACGAACCGAGCCAAAACGATGCGAAAACTTGTCGGAACCGGAGCGGTTATATTCCTATCCGGAACGCCAACGCCCGAAACTACATCGCAAATCTTCCATCAAATGTGGGTGTTGGGTGAACGTTCACCATTTGCTAAGTATCGAAACTTCTATGCGTGGGCGAGAGAGCATTGCGACATTTACGAGATCAACTACTCGCAATATCCCGTGAAGAAATACGACCGATGTAATTACGATGTAAATACGCTCGACCTGATCACCTTTACCCAATCCGAAGCCGGTTTCAAGAACGAAATTCGAGAGCATTTCTTGGAAGTGAAGATGACCGATACGACCAAACACCTTATCAAACAACTGCGTAAAGACAAGGTGATAATGGGTAAGATGGAGGACATACTGGCCGACACACCCGTTAAAGAGATGAGCAAAATGCATCAGTTATCGAGTGGAACGATTAAGTTTGAATCAGGGAACCATGCGATTGTGGATCATCGAAAGGCGGTATTTATCAAAGAGTATTTTGAAGGCAAAAAGATAGCCATCTTCTACAAGTTCAAAGCGGAATTGGAACTGTTACGTGAATGGTTGGACATTACCGAAGACATCGAGGAATTCAACAACACCGATAAAGTCCTATGCCTTCAATTCGTGTCAGGACGTGAGGGGACGAAGCTATCTAAAGCGGACTGTTTGGTTTACTTCAATATGGACTTCTCGGCCACAACTTACTGGCAGTCACGAGACCGAATGACCACGATTGACCGAAAAGTGAGCGATATTTACTATATTGTAAGCGATTGCGGAATAGAACGGGAGGTGTATAAGGCGGTCAGTAAGAAGAAGAATTATACGAAGCAGTATTATGAAAGAACAAGACTACCAACGTAAGATTCAAAAGAAACTCGAAGCGGATGGATATTACTGCATTAAGCTAATCGCAACGAATAAAAACGGGATTCCAGATATAGTAGCGATTCGATCGGACGAGACGATATTTGTGGAGGTTAAAACAATAAAAGGCCGATTGAGTAAAATTCAAGAGTATAGACTTACTGAACTGACACGAATGGGCATAAAGTGCTACGTATCGAAGGGAGATGAGTTGAGGGCGTATATTCCCGATTCGAACGAACAAATCACAATAGAATGACAGACCACATCAAACCAAAGCACTACCAGTCCAACACGATTGAAGTATGGGAAATGATGCTCAAGATTTGGGGCAAGGAAAAGTTTATCGCGTTTTGCGAAATGAATGCGTTTAAGTACCGAATGAGGGCCGGACTAAAACCGGACCAACCTATCGAGCGCGATTTAGATAAAGCGAAATGGTACGAATCAAAAGCAAAAGAATTGATAAAATGACAGACTTAGAAAAGAAAAT